TACAAAAAGAAATTGACGCTTTAAAAGAACTTAATGCAGTAGGAGAAGAAGAAGTAAAGGCGGAAGCTGAAAGAATGAAAGAGTGGGAAAAAGGAGCAGAAGAAAGAAAAAACAAAAGAATTAAAGATAGAGTACAAGAAGAACTTGACAATGCTATTCATTTAGAAAGGAGAGAGGCACAAGAAATAGAACACGAAGATAAACTAGTAAAACTTAGAACGCTAGGCTTTGGAGAATCAATGTTAGCATCTGAAAAATACTATGATGGTTTAGAAGAACAGAGAAAATTAGATTTAGAAAGAGAAAATGCGGTTAAAGATGCTAAATTAACAATGACACAAGACGGCATAAGTTCTTTAATGAATATTACAACGGCTTTTGCTAAAGATAATGAAAAGAGCCAAAAAAGAGCATTTGAAATTAATAAAAAGTTACAAATAGCACAAGCATTAATAGGAACTTATCAAGGAGTTCAAGCAATATTTACAAGTGCTGCTATGAATCCATCAACTGTATTATTTCCAGCTATGCCTTATATTCAAGCTGCTATAGCCTTAGCAAGTGGTTTAGCTAATGTTAAGAATATAAGTAAACAACAATTTCAGAGTTCAAGTCCTGGAGGTTCTGCTCCTGGTTTTAGCGGTGGAGTTGGCGGTGGTGGAAGCGTTCCAACTTTAAACCCTGTATCAAATACAAATACAATATTAGGACAAGAAAATAAAGTTTATGTCACAGAAACCGATATTTCAAATACACAAAATAAAGTAAAAGTAATAGAAGAAAGAGCAACATTTTAAAAATTAAATTATGGAAAAACAAGAAAACATTAAATTAGTAGAACTAGTAATAGATGATGAAGAGGGCGTAGAGTTCGTTTCGTTAGTCGATACACCAGCAATTGAATCAGATTTTTTAGCCTTCAAAAAAGAAGACTTTAAATTTAAAATTCAGAACGAAGAAAAAAGAATAGTAAGCGGTTATTTTATGATTGCAGACTTGCCTATGTTGAGAATGAGAAATGATACTGTTTTTTATTGTGTCTTTAGAAAGCACACGATAGAAAAGATAGTAAATAAGTTTATGAAGGAAGGCTTAACAAACCAAACAAACTTAATGCACGATAGCCAAGCTGATGGGGTGTATATTATAGAGAGTTTAATAATAGACAAAAAAAGAGGTGTATTAGCTCCTGAGAATTTTGAGAAAGTTCCAGACGGTAGTTGGTGGGGTTCTATGCGTGTTGAGAATGAAGATATTTGGCAACAAGTAAAAGATGGAACGTTTAAAGGTTTTAGCGTGGAGGGGATATTCTCAAGTTCAAAAGAATTAAATCTACAGACTAGAATTGTAGCTAAAATAAGAGAGGTTATAAAGAATTATAAAAATTAACAGAAATAAATTAAAATTAAAAACATATATTAAATATAAAACAGAATTATGAAAGTAAAAGAAATGTTTGAAGAAATTAGAGACATCTTTAAAAGTGAAGGTGTACAAGTAGAAACGACAGAAGTCACAGAAACCACAGAAACTACAGAAGCTAAAGAAGTTGAGAGCGTAGCAGTTGATATTAAACCAGTAGAGAAATTTGAAGATTTAGTTTTAGCAACTGGAGAAGTAGCACAAGTAGAACCTGAGGTAATTGTTGGCGCTGCTGTTGTTTTAGTTCAGGATGAAGAACTAGTTCCAGCACCAGACGGAAGTTGGGAGTTAGCAGATGGTCGTATAATAACTACAGAAGGCGGAGTAATTACAGAGATTGAAGAAATTGAAGATGAGCCAGAAGAAATTGCTGAAGCTGAAGCTGAAGAAGAAGTAGTAGAGGAACTTGACAAAAGCCCATTAAATGAGGCACAACAAAAAGAAGCTAAAAAGATTATCGAAAGTATAATAACTGAAAGAGTATTTTCTAAGGAAGATACAAATTTATTAAATGAAGAATTTTCTGCAAGAATTAATAAGTTAGAAAAGTCTTTTGAAAGTCTTTTAAAATTAGTTGAATTTTTAGTAAAAGAGCCAACTAAAACAAAAGTAAACAAAGCAAAAAATGGGTTTGCTAAATTGCAGCCTAAAAAGAAAACAGATATAATAGAGAAATTAAAAAACATTAACAAACTAAAAAAATAAAACTATGGCATTTGATGTAACAGGATTAACAAATTACGTAGACGAACAAGCAATGTCGCTTATCGTTGAGAGCGTAGCAGGTGGCAACCTAGCAAAATATGCAACTTTACAACCAGACGTAAAAGGACCAACAACAATTAACATTTTAGATACTGACGCAGTATTCCAAGATGATGGATGTTCAAGAACAGCAAACGGTGAAACGGTATTATCACAAAGAACGATAACTCCAAACGCTATAGCAGTTCACGAAGATTTATGTATGAGTGATCTTGCCGCTAAGTATACACAAACTATGCTTAAACAAGGAGTTACTAACGAAAAAGAAGAAATTCCTTTTGCAGAATTATATTTCGGTTTAAAGATAGCTAAGATTAAAAAACAAATTGAAGTACTAGATTGGACAGGAGTAGCTGGAGCTGGTTCTTATGCTGGTTTAGCAGCAAACCACGCTTCTGTAGTAGATGTTTCTGCGCCAACGGCTGGAATACAAACGGCTTCTACAATTATAGAAAGTTTATCATTTTTAGCTCAATCAATGGATGAAGATATTGCTGGAGCAGATGATATAAAAATATTCTTAGGAATGGACTTATTCTTAATGTACCAAAGAGCTATTGCAGATGGAAATTATTTCCATTATGTAGTTGATGGAGAAGTAGGGAACGAACTACCATTAGTAGGTTTTCCACAAGTAACAGTTGTTGGAACTGTAGGACTTTCAGGACTTAACAGCGCAGTTGTTGGAGATGTAGTTGCTTATTTAACTAGAGGTTCAAATATCGTAATAGGTGTAGATTTACCAGATGAAGAAGCTGAAGATTACAGAGCGTGGTACGATCCAAACGACAGAATATTTAAGACGTCTTTTGCATTTAGAAGAGGAATTAATTGGGCTTTCCCAACTGAAGCGTGTAAATTAAAAATATCGTAATAATAACTTTAAGGGGGTTCGCCCCCTTTTTTAAAACTTAATAATATGGCTTGTGGATTAGATACTGGATTTTCTAGAGACTGCTCGGATAGTGTAGGCGGAATTGAAGAATTTTACTTACTAGAACGTTCAGGCGTAACTGGTTACGTAGAAACTTCAAATGAAGTAACCGCTATTACAGACGGTGGCGCAACGTGGCATAAATACGAACTTAAAAAAGAAATAGGAAGCATTACAGCGCCTGTAACAATTAGCCCTGAAAATGGTACTAGATTTAGCGAAGCAAAACTTGCTTTTTCTATTAACAAATTTTCTGCTGCTAAATCGAACGAGCTGAAGTTAATGATACTTGGGCAGGTAATTGCAGTGATAAAAGACAATAACGGTGTGTACTGGGGGTTAGGCTTTCAGTCATTTGCTGAAGGAACTGCTTTGAGTGCTAATACAGGTCAAAGCTACGGAGATAGAAATGGCTACGAAATTGAATTAACAGCTAAAGAGCCAGAAACTCCTTATGAGGTATCTGCTGCTGCTGTAGCGTTAATGACTATAGTATAGAAATTTTAAAAATTTCATTTTGTAGGGGTGGGCTTAATACCCGCCCTTTTTTTTTAATAAAAAATTAAAGTTATGGAAATAAAAAAAGAATTAATTGGAAGCACTTGGAACGGCAAAGGTTTTAAGATTGAAATTAAGAAAGAAAATGCTAAAATATTAAAGCATTTAGGAGCTGAAGTTTTTGAAAAGAAAAAAAAGAAAAAAGATGATACATCTAAATAAGGGCGTATTAACTTCTTTTGTAGCGACTTGTTCCGAGCTGGGAACTTTGTCAAGTCCATATTATTTATTACATTTGAAAAATGATACTTCAAAAGTAGAGTATTATTGTGTTCTTGTGGATATTTCGCCAAGTGCTGTTAGATATAATCAATTTGACTTTACGGAAGGAATAGATGATGCTTTAAATGGTAAATTAGTTTTAACAAACTCAGGTTATTATGATTACTTTATTTATGAGCAAGTAAGCGCAACGAATTTAGACCCTGAAAATGCTGAATTAGTAGAACAGGGAAAAATGAGATTATACGATAGTAATGATACTTTAAGTGTTTCTCAACATACAATTAGTGGAACAAATATAATATACAACCAATGATTAAATTACTGCCCTTAAGTTTTAAAGCCTCAGAGCTGCCAGTTTTCAAAGAAAGTAGAAGAGGCGATTGGTACGAATACGGTTCAAATAAACCTTATAAAAATAATTACGGTTCTTATCTAGTTAAACTTTTAAATGAGAGTTCTAAACAAAGCACTATAATAGAATCTAAGACAAAATTTATAGTAGGTAGAGGGTTTTATATAGATAAGGATATTTCGTTTAGTGAGAGGGCTTTAATAGAAGCATTTTTAAGACAAGTAAAAGAAACTAATTTATTAGTAAAAATTGTAAAAGATAAAAAAGTATTTGGAGGTTTTGCAATTCAAGTAATTTTAAACAAACAAAGAAAGATAGTAGGTTTAGAGCATATTGATTTTAATAACATAAGAGTAGGAACTGAAGACAACTATTACTATACTTCTGATTGGAATAGAAACCCAGAAGGAAATGAAGACTTTACAGAGTTTTTTAACTTCAATCACGAAGCAAATACATCAGATAATTATTTAATTTATTTTAAAGAATATCGCCCAGACTTAGGAGAGTATCCTATCCCTGATTATGTCGCAGCAATTCCTTATTTAGAGGCAGACGCAGAAATAGCAAACTTCACTTTAAGTAATATACGCAATAACCTGAGTTCTGGATATATCGTAAGTTTTAACAACGGAGAGCCTTCAGATGAAGAAATGAGAGAGATAGAAAGAAAGTTTAAAGACTATGCTACAGGAACGGATAACGCTGGAAAACCGCTTTTAAGTTTCACAGACCAACAGGCAGACCATCCGCA